GTCGGAGAGAAAACGTGTGGGCCATTGAAACACTGGTCAGGGGAACTGGTCCAGTGAATTACGCTTGAGCGATACCGTACAGTCCACCGTTACCGCTCGTATTGATCGTACGGTTCGGAATGAACACAGCGGTAATGAAGTTCGAACCGTTCATTGCAGCAGTACAGATGTACGTGCCACGAGGATCGTTCGTGGTCGAAGTAGCCGGATCAGTCAGATCAGGCGTGTTCAGAGTACCAAGCGACTGGTTCACGCCACCAAGCGTTTCAGACAGAACAGTTTCCATCCGATACGGAAGGCCAAGTTTGGCACCGATACCAAGGTTAATGGTAACAGCACCAGTCGTAACCCAAGACACCTTGTCAATGTACTTGAAAGCCTTGTTACCGAGAACAGGAGTAGCACCGTTCGCAGTAAGAGCTTCCGACATCGGTTGTCCGAGATAGTCACGCCCGTTGATAGTCACAACGCCGGCGTAAGCACCCGAAGCAACAAGCTGAACATTTCGACCGAAGCCAGCACCGTACGGGAAGTCCTGAGCAGTAGGAATACCAGTCAGCGGCGGATCGGTGTTGTCAACAACAAGCGGGTTCGCACCGCCAAGCGTTGCACTACCAGCAGCAGCGACGGACTGAGCATTTAGCAGCGCAGTAGCGTTCGCGGCCAGGACAGGACCGAAGCGCACTTCATGCGGGCCGTTAAGAATGACGTCCGAAGCGTAGTCACAGCGAGGAACATAGTTATTGTTCCGACGAGGACGATAGATACCTTTTCTCTGCACGACTTATCCTTTCTTGCGTGTGGGTGTTTGATCACCCTCTTCACTATCATCAAGAACGATGCCAGAGATCTCTTCAGCAGGTCCGAAGTCATACGGATCGCCGCCGACATCAACAACATCACCCGTATCCATATCAATCATTCGAGGACGAAGATGAAAACCAAGCTTTACAAGTTCTTTCCATCCACGCTCACCGCAGAAGCGGATCGAGTGTCCAGCAGGGAAGTAGACCATCCAGGTCTTCATCTCTTCTGTGACTTCTTGTTCTTGTAGAGACTTGGTTTCCTCGTCGATTGAATGCAGCTTGTACGTAACCTTTTCGATCTTGGGACCGACGGTACGATAACGAGCTTTGACTTTTCTTTGCATGAGAACTCTCTCCTTTTCTCAGCTGTTAGTTGTTGAGGACGGCGTGAGTACGATACGCGCGCCAGACACAGTATTGTCCTTGCCAGACAATACGAGAACCTGTCGCGTCGGTATCCCACGGCGCATTGAGTTCTTTGACCCGCATGTTGACCTTGCGCAGAATGTGCAGGCGCATGTAAGTCGAGTTGATGAAGTAGACCTTGCTGATGCCGCAATCTTCATCGTACAGCATCGGAATATTCTGGTGAGACAAGCCACCAAAACCAAGATCCATCATACGCTTACCATTCGTAGTGTCCGCCAGGTTCAGAACGATCTTGTCCCGAACAGCCGCACGATACAGACGGAAGATGTTACGTCCGCACAGGATAACGTCAGGACGTTCGCCTTTAAGCGTAAGGTCCATCAGAATGTCGTCGAACGCTTCTTCGATGTTCGTAGCGTTGAGCGCGGCGGCGAAGTTGTACGAAGACGTACGCCACTGCGTCTCGTTGGCACGGTTGATGTTACCAAGCGTGCCGGTAGTCGGATCATCCGGGATCAGCGATTGCAAACCAAGAGGATCAGTACCACCACCAGCCGCATACAGGTATTCAGAGAACTTCTCTTTGATAGACATCTCAAGGACGTCCATCTTACCCTTCAGCAGCTTGAAGATCATCGCTTCGCCTTGGTTTTCATCTTCTTCCTGATCGGAGATGATAACCGTACCAGCAACACGAGACCAGTTGTACGAAACCGTCGTGAATTCGTTGGTCTGTCCGACAGGAAGCTGATCGTAGTATTCGTACGATGAGATGTTCGGGTTACGACCAACGGTCAGCGGGTTCGTGATATTGTAGCCGCCATCTTCGTACTCAACACGGTTCGTGGCGAACGCCCAAGCCATAAAAGCGTTCGAACGGACAGAAGCCATGATGAGCTTCTTCCGCGATTTGTTGAGTGAGGCGTTAAGAACGGTCGCCAGAGTAGACATTTGTTTCCCTTATTGTCTTGTTGAAAATCCGG